TAAAATCAAAAGCGACTATCCAAAAGAAGATAGTCGCTAGTACGAAAATATTAATCTTGGTTAGGTTCTTCATAACCTAATGCTCGTGTACTATCACTCAATCCTGTGGTAGTTGGGTCGTTAACAATCCCGACAAGCACAAGGAAGGCAAATAGCACATTGATAAATACAAGAACTTTATCAATCGTTTGCCCGAATTCCAATTTGATGCCAAAAATATCGGCGAATGCTTGGAATAGCAAGGCTAAGGCTGGTACAAGGGCAAGCCAAAAGTTTTTATTTTTCAAACGTACATTCCAGTTGATTTTCATAGTGTTACCTCTTATTAATTATTTTTGTTTTGAATTAATGCTTTAAGTTCTTTCATGTCCTCGCTCAAGGCCTTGACCTGCTCTGCGAGGATCAATAGAGACTTATTTTGTTCATCGTGGTTATCAAGTCGTCTTACTGCCGTTAGACGAAAATCACGCATGTTTTCGATGTCTTTCTCGATAACGACCATGCGTTTTTCTTGTGCCACGACACTTCCTTTAAAATTTCCATAAATTCCAAGTAAGATCCCGACAAATCCGACCATCATCGAGATATCTTCTGGTGTAAAGTGGATCATAGATCACGCCCCTCTCTAATTAAAGTACTGGTTGTGGTGTAGCTGTCGCCACTGGTTGAGTTTCAAGATCACCAGAAGGTTGTCCCGGCTTCTCTTCCTTCTCTTCTTTTGGTTTCGTCCACTTCCAAATGCCAATCTTACCATTTTGGTAAAGGCTGTTTAATTGATCCAAGGTTTCGCCTTGGTAAGTAAATGGCTCATTTACTTGGATCATGATGCGTTTACCTTCTCCAAATGCTTCGGTGTGGTTTGGATCTTTAATGGTAAAGATTTCTTGTGGTTGATAAGTCTTACCGGTTTCTCCAAGGTCCACAAGTTCAAGACCACGCTTAAATACAGTTGGGTCGAGTGGGTTGTCAACATCGGTCACACGGGCCAAAACGTTCCATTCTGCCACTTCTTTGATCTTCTGGATTTGGTTCGCTTTTTCTTCGTTATCCTTGGTGAGGGCTTGAATCTTAGCAATAGCATCATTGTTAGCTTCGACAGATTTGTCTAACTCTTTCTTGATTGCCACGACTGCGCCAGATGTATCAAGCTCCATGCGCACAATATTTAGCACTGCTTCGACCAATGTCGCATCATCTTCGGTCATGCGGTTTGTTGGCAAAATTTCCTCAAAGACACGGTACGGGAAGTCTTGCTTGATTGCTACCTTAGTAGTGTTAGCTACTGCATCGTATGATTTAAATTGTACTTTGTAATCCATTATTTAGTTACCTCGTTTTTGCTTTTAATTTCTTCAAACAGGTCCTTCAAATCTTTGTCAGACTCTAGGACAGAGCGATAGCTTTCAACTTCCTGAGCGAGTTGAGCTACAAGTTGTTGTGATTCGGTGAGACGAACCTTAAATTCAGCCTCATTGATTGACTTACTAGCTAGTTGGTTTGCTAGTTCCGTGATGATTGCTACATAGTTATTTTCGTTCATTACAGCTCCTATCTGTAGTTATATTTCGAAAGAACACCACCGATGTGTCTTTGAGCAGCACTGTTTTTAAGATCCCAGCCATATTTTTGCAGGATACCAAAACATGTGAGCAGATCCCATAAATAAGTTCCAACACTTCTGTGATTACCATCTGCTGTGTAGATCATTCTAAAATCAGATGCAATCATTTCGGAATATGTTGTACCATTTAGCGGTGCAATTCTAGGTTTACCAGCATTTTGAATGATCCAACCTTGCTTGTATTCACTGTGTTGTAAATACAATTTATCTGCATAAAACTTAGTATAATCTTCAACATTTTCATTCGTGCTGTTGTAGATTTCAATACCACTAAATGTCCTGTTCCCACTATTTTCCGTACCATCACGGTTTGACCCGATGATGGTTTTTGAAAATCTGTTCCCGTTTTCGATATGCGTTCCATATCTAATAAACTGAGTAGGAAAGTTGTTGAAAACACGTCTGATAACTGCTGTGTCAGTCAACATATTCATCGCACTGTTATCTAAATCAAATACCAGAGATCCAGTATTTGATTCGAGTCTTCCGCCTTTAATACGCTCTGCAGAAATGTCAATCGAAGCAAGTTGAGTGATAAAGGCTTTTTGGGCCATTAATTCTCTGATAAACGCTTGATTAGATACCAGCTTGTTAATCATGGCAGAATCTACTAGCATTTTATCAGCTGTTACTGAGTTCGAAGCTAAAATCGGTGTGGTGACTGAACCGGCTTTCATATGGCCGGTTTCCACGCTTTCGCTTGCAATATGACGGCCTAAAATGGATCCATCAACTACCATGTCACCCTTAACTTTAATCAATTGAGCGATCAAGGCAATGGATTCTGGCTCTTGTACCATTAAGGAACTGATTGTTCTCCCGTTGATGCTCTTTCCAGTGCTAAAGGAAATTTGACTTGGTGTGATTTGGATATCCGTTTTTCTCAACATATCACCAATTTGGTTTGTGATTGTTGTAAACTGTCCATCCACCGTCTGTCTGTATTCAGCAATCTTAGACTCAATTTTAGCCTCTGAAGTGCCAGCTTTATCCAGTGGGCTGGGCCTAAATGCTGGGATCTTAGATCCACGGACTAAAATTGGATTCCGTACCCAAAACTCTCCGTTATTGATAGCATAGATGTAGAATGGGAAATTACCTGTTTTGTTAAACTCAAAATCACGATTGGCAGTGAAATGGAATTCTGCTCGAATCCACCTATCTTTCGGTGTATTTTTGTCAGCAAAACCTTGAGCAAATATGGCAGTATTGTTTGAATGGTTTTTTAATGCAAATGCTAGTCCTTTGTCTACCTCTACACTAGATTTGATCATGTAATCAAATGCGATAGAGTATACATCACCTTGCAAAATACGATCAATATAGATTGGGAAGCAAGGTCCTAGCCATGTTGTGGACGGAGACCCATCAATTTTCATTTTGAAGATTCCGTCTTCCGACCTTGAAAGCCTATTATTATTATTATTATTGGATACACTGTATTCAGTTAATGTGTCCGCAAATCTGATAAGATTGTCTGGTGTTGTATCTGTCGCAACACTTTCAAATCTTCGATTGATTCCAGCTACATCTTCATCATATTTAGCTTTTGCTATGTAGCCTTGCTCTAGAATCTGCCTTGTTGCTTTCAGGGCATCAACTGCAGCCTTCTCAGAGTAGGTCTGCATGCGCTGTTCAAGTTCGCCATTTGGACCAGCTTTGCTCTCTAGTTGTGTTAATTGGGTCGAGAGACCTTGGATAGTTCTTTCAAAAGTAGCTTGAGCCTGTGTTACTAAATATTCTTGATCTTCAAGTGCTGGTTGCCACGGCCTTTTTTGAGTCCCTTTATAAAGGTCAATTTCTGCAATATATAAATCAGATTGACCGCCATTTGTTCCGTTATTATCAAAACGTAAATAGGCATTATCAATATCTCCGGAATTAAATTGGACTGATACACTTTCTAGTTCACTAGTGCTTAATTTTTTACCATTAATCAACTGTTTGACAATGGTGAAGCCTTGGGTTTCACCGTTACGACGGCCAAGGATAAAGACATCATAGGACGTCAAAGCCGAATTATTAAAACCCCTAAAATTAAGGGTATAATCTGTATTTTTTTCTAATAAGAACCGGTTAGAACTTATTACTTTTTCGGTTTGGTCATTATTAGAGAAAATAAGTATTGGTTTTGAGCCGTTAAAATAGAATGGATGGTTTCCTATTTTTGCAATCCCATTGCTACCAAAATATTTCGTACCTTCTTTATAAGCAGTATCACGAATTAAGTTAGGCCCACCGATTGTCGAAGAGGTAAGTTGCTCTTTAATTCCATTCACCGTCTGCTCGACATAAGAGCGATCTGCTTTGCCATTGGCTACATTGATCAGGTCAGATATGGCTTTCTCAGTCGTCTGCTCAAAGCGTGATTGAGCGCCTTGGACACCGACAAATTGGCTTTGCGTTTGAGTTTTGAAATCATTGATCAGCTTCTGGATGTCTGCATCACTGGTTTTTAATTGATCAGTAGTAGCTTTCAGTCCTTGCATCTTGACTTCAATGCCATTGTATCGAGCCCTGAACTCTTCTACAATTTCATTTTTGTTTGCTTGGTTTGCTGCATTGATTTTCTCAGTTACTTTAGCCGAAATTTCCTGCTTGACCACTTCAGCTTGTGCTTTGGCTTGCTCAATCCCGTCTGTGATTTTATGTTCCAGCTCTTTCGCTTGCTTGTCATACTCAGCATTAGCATTATCTACAAGCTTCTGCACTTTCGCTTCATATTCTGCATCATAAGACTTCATTTTCTTGTCAACGGAGTCATTGACCATTCCTGAGATAGAGTCTGCTAAAGTTCTAGCAACTTCGCCAAATCCGATGCTGACAAGTTTGTTGCTCATTGGATTAAACTTGTATTTCGTGATCTTTTTTCGCAAATCGACATCGTAGCTCTCGTGGAAGATGCTCACGATATCGAACATGTGTACTGGTTGATCTGCCTGGCCTACAACATCAATCTCAAGGCTTTCTTCGATCATGTCACACAGAGTTTCACGGAAATAGCGCTTGCCGTATTCCTCAAGTGTTTTTTGATCCACTACATCCTGATCTTGTACTTCCATATCTGCTTCGTAGATATGCTTGTATTTATTAATCAGTTGGCTATCAATGGTCACGGTTAGGATCTGATCTTTCTTTCCTTCCTCATGCGCTTCGATGACCTTTTTAAAATGGATCCGTGTTCTCAACTCTTTAGTGGATTTCGATTCTTGAAACGACTTCATGTTTTTCTTGTAGGCAAACAATGATTCGTTTTCGATTCCACCATTTTCTAGCAATCGGACACTGTACTTATCCCGGACAAGATCTCCACCCCACTGCCCAACGATGGAATGCTTGTCTTTGGCCAAGGCTTCCATCGCTGAGATATCTTTAAGATTGAGGGTGTGTTTTGACATCACATCGGAAAAAAATGTGAATGGTGTTTCTCGTTTAAATCCGGCAACAAGCGCATTCATCACAGTTGCTCCATTCACTCGATCGACATTGATCTTGTTGATGGAATATCCATTAAGTAATGTTGCTACTTGATTGGCATATACAGTGACATATCCGTGTTGCTTTTCGACTTCGAAGATACTAAAGTACTGTTCTCCGTGCAAGTCATCAGCAACTAATTCTGTTTCTGGGGTTAACAATGCCCATTTGGGGTCTGAGGTTGGAAATTTAAAGGTAAGTTGATAGGTGCTGTTAGCTTCCTGGACAATTTCAGAGCTAAATGCTTCATTAAGAGGGAAGTTACCCTCTTGCAGATAGATCATACTTTATACCTCCAATTTCCTTTTATTGTGACTTTTGAGACGGTACCTGAAACCGCAATACCAGACATTCCTGGAGCAATTTCGAAGAAACCACCTCTTTTTCTCAATGTATTTTTCAGATTTCCATTTTTGTCATAGACATTTTGTTTTTTATGACGGCAGTCAATTGTTGCTTTTGTATCAATCGTGAGTTGCATGGTTTGCTTCCCGATAGTGAGAGATACATCTCCATTGCCTTCAATTGTGATAACTGGTTCAGAATATACCGTTCCTGGATTGTTTACTGTGCCGTTACCTGTCAAAGTGACTACGGCATCATTATTTAAGTAGCGGAATGGATGCATCTTTAACTTGATTTCTAAAGTCCACGCATGCAAACCATTTTGCTTAAATGATGCGCTTTGAAAATCGGCATAAAAAATAGAGCCTGGTCGGTGACTAAACTCTATTTTATTTTCCTCTGGTTTGAATTGATTGACAATCATTTCGATTTCGCTTGTTTTGACAACGTATAGACTTACTGTCTTATCGTACCCGTCATAAGCTCCATCATAAAGATTGTAATCTCCGTTAGCTCCGTAAATTGTATTTGATTCGACCCTTGGTGTGGCCGTCTGGTCTTCTCCGAAATCCGTCACATAGCAGTTTGGGATTGATCCAGTGTCAAATCCATTTATAATCATGTTAAACATTAGATTCCCTCCCTAGCCATGATTTTAGAATATCTTTGATAGCTGTTTTGTGCTAAAACATCACCGTCCAGATAGGTTTCTGACGGTTTTTCAAGGATAGCAGTAAGGATCTTTTCTAAACTTGCTCTCAGAATTGCGATCTCATCAACGATATTTTCACCAGTGTAGCTGTTTCCTGTGGATGTTTCTTTAAATAAAAATTGCTGGCTTGCATTTTTCATTTCTCGCAAAAATTTGGCATCTTCCGGAATTCCGACCCCTGTTGCATATCTTGGGAAGCCAAGATTTTTCATCAGTCGCTTAGTTCTATCAGCTCGCAATACTTTTGATCCACGAGGCAGGTTGAGGACAACATCCCGTCCATCTGGTATAAACGAGCTTCCATCTGGTAAAGTTACCATTTCTTTATAGACCGCATTCCGCTGGTCATTGACCATTGCAAGTCCACCTTCGTGGTAGTCTGTACCATTTTTAAAACCAATCGCGGCTGCTGCTCCACCAATCATCCGCCTTACGACATCAATGTATACTGTCTTACCTTGAACGCTATTGATATTTGATTGAGCGCTCCAAACAGGGCCTGCAGTATTATCTTGTGCATTGATGCCCTTGATAGGACTTGGAGTGCTATTCCAAGCGTTTTGATTTTCAATAGCTTGCCGTGCAGCAGTTATCGCACCAGTTGGATCACCCAACTGCGGTTTAACTGGACTAGGTGTACTATTCCACTCTAGCTGTTTGGCAATTGCTTGGCCAGCTGCATTAGTTGCATTATTTGGATCAGCAGTGATTTGTTTCGTAGGTACAGCAAATCCGTTATACAATCCTAAAGCGCCCATTGCTTGGTTAGTTCCAAGTGTCACACCGTCTGGTGTTGCGATCAGATC